TCAAGGGCGTTTTGACCGTCGATTGCGCCCATACGGCGATAGGTACCACCAGGTGCAGGCTGATGAGGAGGGTGATGAATATGCGCATCAGGCATTCCGTTCGGGCATGAAAAAACCCGCCGAAGCGGGTTGTGGTTTGGTTATGGCGGTCTTATTCCGGGTCCTCAGGTGACTCGGGCGGAATCTGCTCTTCGATGGGCGGAACCCATTTCCCGGATGGCTCCCGCGTCCAGTTGATCCAGACCGGCCCCTGATATCCATCCTCTGGTTCGAGATCATCAGCATGGGCCAAATATTGACCTGGCCACAGCGAGTCCCAAATGTCACTGAGCCAGTCGTAGTCCTCTTCCCTGACAACGATCATGTTGACCACGATTTCTGGGGTTGCTGCCCCATCAATTTGCGCACATGAGAGCATCATTCACTCCAGATAACGAGGAGATAGCCCGTGCCTCCAGCCGCGCCAACTTGTGCTCCGGTAACACCAGATGCACCGCCGCCGCCGCCGCCAGAATTCGCCCGACCTGCAGTAGCGGCAGTGCCTGCGGCTGCTCCGTTTCCTCCGCCGCTTGAGCCATAACCCTGCAGCACCGCATTGTTTCCGCCGCCGCCACCCCCGCCGCAGTTGCCATTGACTCCGATGCCGCCATTCGAGCCAAAGTTGATGCCAGTATTTAGGACGGAACCGTAAGCGCCAGACCCTCCTTTAGAGCCAGCCCCTCCAATACCCCCTCCCGATACGTTCGTTGACATACCAGCGGAGGCCGCACCTCCACCCCCACCGCCAGGGCCTTGGCTGCCATTTGCACTGCCGCCACCCCCGCCGCCAGAGGCGCCAGGGCGGCCCGCGCCCCCCCCGGACGCAGTTGACACGCCGAAGCCACCCCCGCCACCGCCAAGCACTGAAAGCAGAGCCCCGAACGATGTCGCTCCGCCATCCGAGCCCACAGCGCCAGATGCACCACCTGCACCGCCGTTGCCAACGGTCACGCTGATGCTGGACGCGCTCGGCACGGTCACGTAGCCCTCGAAGTACTCGCCACCACCGCCGCCGCCCCCAGATCCGCCACTGGACTGTGCGCCGCCGCCACCTCCGCCGCCGCCGCGAGCGATGATGTAAACCACTCCACCCTTTGCGAGCAAAGCGGCAGGTGGCGTGAATACACCGGATGCTGTGAATTCCTGATATTTAGGCTTTCCGCCACTGCCAACAAATTGAGTGAAAAAACTCATACAAGCCTCCAGCCATATGGCGATTGGTATTGCAAACGGATTGGGTAATATGGGTTATCGATCACCATATTTTCAGAAAGACCCATAACGAGATTGCCGTTTCGGCCGATCACGTTGTCGATTCGGAGGTTGTCGGCTTTTATCCCAATCATGTCGCCGTTGGCGGGAGAAGCGGGTAACGTGATCGTCGTGGCCGCGGCGTTCTGGAGTCCATACAAAAATCCCGTGACAGCCGCCTGGGTCGTGCCTGTGACGGCCACGTAGGGAAGCTGCCCGCTGTCCGCAGCCTGGGCAGCCACACCGATCACCCAGTCCGCCCTGGCCGTCGTGCCAGCGAACTTGTCGACAGAGAGCACAAGGGCTCCCGTTGTGATGTTGTAGCTGACGACAGTGCCGCTCATCTTGTCTGCCGGCGTGCCTGAGGACGTGGCCACAAGGTACATCCCCGCCACAAATGAGCGCGATGGCTCGATCACAAAGCTCTTGCTGCCAGTGCCTGGCGTCAGGCTTGTGGAGCTGGTGGCCTTGAGCTGGGCAGTCGCGTAGACCTGCGCCTGGTCCCTTGCAGCGATTGCCGCATCGCGCGCAGCCACGGCTGATGTCGCTGCAGGCGACGCCGCGCCCGCCGCCGCCACCGCTTCATCGCGCTTTGCGGCAGCGGTTGTGGCGGCGTCTGTTGCGATACCCGCCTGCGTCGTCGCCGTGCCAGCTGCGCCTGTGGCGATGCCTGCCTGGGTAGTCGCAGTTCCGGCTGCGGTTTGAGCCTGGTCGCGCGATGTGCCAGCAGCCACGGCGCGTTCATTTGCCGCAACGGCGTTCTGGTTGGTTTGGGACGCAGCCGTATTGATCTGCGGCACCATGAGCACCTCAGCGGCAACGAACGGAAAGCTCTTTGCATTGAACTCTGCCGCAGAGTCGCCAGGAGACGGCGCAGGGGGGAGTGCATCGATCGGGGTTGGCGTAACGATGTCTGTCATGTCAGCCCTTCCAGCTCCAACTCGGAGTCTGCATAGTCGTAGTAAGAAAGAAGAATGTCGTAGTTCTTGCAGAACCCGTAGACCACCGTTGCCTCGAACCGGCTGGAGCCAATCCACAGGCACGGCGTGGCTCGCACAGAGATCAGAAAGTCGTTGAACGCATCGACCTCCTTGGATGCGAGGAGCATCTGAAAGGCTGCTCGCCTAGCGAATCCACGCTCCAACAGGATGACGTCGCCGAACTCGTTGCGGTCCTTGATCGAGTAGTCCTGGAAGCTCACGCGCGCACCAGACTTGACGCCCAGCGAGAACGTGCGGCGCTGCCCCATCAGGATCACACCGACGGCCAGGTCAGCCGTCCCCGCGACGTCAATCAAGACGTCGGCAGCCGGAAAACTGGGCAAGTCCTGCAAGAGTGCTTGCGTCGGAGTGCGACGCTCTCCGAAGAACCACTCCCACCAACCGACCGCTACAGGTACAGGCGACATCGCTGTCGTCTTGTCGTAGACGGTGCCGAATGTCGGATCGACCACACGCACGCGGATGCTTGTGGCGCCCGTGACGTTGAGCAGGCCGAGAGATGTGATGGCCTGGCCCGGCTTGATCCGGTAGCTGATGTTGTTGGCCTGCTTGACCTGGCTCGACACGGACTTGTCGAATGGCTTCCAGCGGTTCGTGGGACCGACCTCCTTCCACTTCGGCTCAGCGGATGGCGTGACTGGGTTGTTCCCCGTGTTGCCATCCGCCACGCTTTCATAGACCTTGTGTTGAGCCGCCACGATCACGCGGGCGCCAGTGGTATAGGTCGCCCCCGCAGCCCATTCCGGATAGTCCGTCTCAGGCACATCGCTGGACACCAGCATTGCTGGTGTCACAGCGAGCGGCGCGATGACGACAAGCGAAGAAATGCTCATGCTGCGACCCCCTCTCCTTCTTTTCGCGGCTGCGGCATACCGTCACCATCCCAGCGCTGCAGCAGCTTTGCCACCACGCCATGGAGGCGGACTATCTGCCCTGCCTGAGTTCGGTTTTCATCGATCAGTTGGGCGACCAGCGCCTCCAGCCGCTCGTTGTTGTTGCCGACACCTGCGCCTGTGCCGCCAGCCCAGGGGTTGAACGCCTTTGGCACGATGGCCTCGCCCTCATGGATCTGGGCCAACATGTCGCGCGGCACGTAATTGGTCCCCACGGCGAACGCTGGGATACCAACCGAGGACGCGGCCTTGCGCCAGTCGGACTCGAAGAATCCAGACATAGCGGACAGGTCGCCGAGCGTCCCACCAGCCGCCTTGATAGCCTCCAGGAGCCCGCGCACATCGCCAGTGCCGTCGAACGAGTGGTAGATGGGCGAGAGGCGGTCCAGCTTGTCGATCAGCTGCTTATCGATGATGGGCTCGTACCAAACGTCGCCCCCATAGATTCGCACCTGGTTGTACTTGCTGGCCGCCGGCGCGCCGCCGCTGCCATCGCCTGGGACGGTCCCGCCAAAGTCAGGGCCACCCGCGCCCGAGCCAGCGCCGCCGCCCGACCCAGCGCCAGGCTTCGAGCCCGGCACAAGCACAGCACGCAGCAGCTCGATCGCGCGCTCGACGCTCAACGTGGCATCGATCTGCGCGGCGTTGCCGTTGAGCAAATCCCGCCAGTAGCTGAGCGTCTTGTCCAGACGCTGCAGTTGCTCTTGCGAGTTCTTCAGCTGCCGCTCCTCTACGCTGAGTTGCGCATCGCCGTAGCCAGCGATCTGCGACAGCTGGTTGGCCAGCACAAGGGCGTCACGGTCACGCTCAAACTGCGATGCGTAGCGGCCCGATGTGATGCCGCCGCGCGCAGCAGTTATTGCGTCGCTCAATCCATCGAAGCTCGACAGCTTGGCACCGCCACGCACGCCCGCCAGAGCTTTCTCTATGTAGACCATGCCCTGAGCGGCCTGCATCTGCTGCGCGGCATCGATGGAGCCAAACAGCTCCTTGGCACCCTGCTTCAGCGGCGTGAGGATGCTGGCAATGGCCTGCATCGCGGACTGAGAATTCGCAACGACTCCTTGCCAGTACTCCTTCTCGCGGCCGACAGCGGCCTCAAAGTTGGCCCAGGCCGCATCCTTCACCTTCTGCGCAGCCTGAGCCGCAGCCTCAGCGGCCGTGCGCTCGTCTTCCAGCGCCCAGATGCGCTCCTGCAGGGCTCGGTTGCTGGGGTCCAGCGCGGCAAGTTCGCGGCGGCGCAACTCGGCCGTGTCGCCAGTCAAATCCAGCCACTGCCGCTCCAGGTCCTGCTGTTGGTCGCGTGCGGCAATCTCTGCTCGCAGCGCGGCGTTGTAGTCCCACGCGGCCTTCTCGGCTTCGCTCATGCCCTCTGTTGCGAGGCGGCGCAGCGCGGCGTTGTACTCGTCCGTCCTGCCCGTCGCGCGCAGCAGTTCAGCTTCCAGTTGTGCGCGCTCTCCAGCCAGACCCTCCAGCACCTTGCCAGCAGCATCGGCCACCACGCCGAAGACCTGGGCCAGGGCCAGCAGCTTGGCCGCCAGCTCGTTGTTGCCAGAGGCCAAAGCCTCCTCGATCAGCTTGCGGAACTGGTCCTTCGCCGCTTTTCCAGCTGCAGGGTCGATCTCGACGCCCAAGCCCTTGAGCTGCTCCATGACCTGCCGCTGCAGAATCGCGGCGCGCTCCTGCTCGCTGTAAAAGCCAGCGTAGAACGCATTCACATTGCCAGCCAGGGTCTCGATGCCGCCGGACACCTTCAACAACTCGGTCTGCGCCTTGGCTGACAAACCGGCAAACCCGGTAACGCTGGTAGCCCAGCCCTTGAAGGCCGTGTCGATGACAGCGATCTTCTGGATCGCGGCGTTCAACCCCTCGACTGTCACGTCGTCGCCCAGGGCATCCAGCTCTTCCCTCATCCAGCCGGGTATGTCCCCCTTCTTGATCTCGTTGACCAACTCGCCGCCCATATCGGCCACAAACTGTGCCCACGCCTTCTGCGGGTCTGTGCCAAGGTCGCCATCGCGCTTGATGTACTCCTTGAGCACCTCTCCCGTGACCTTATCGATCAGCTTGAAATAGCCGTAGCTATCCTCATCGCCATACTTGGGGTTTGTGGCGAAGCCGGCAACGATATCGATATCTTTGGCCTTGCCACCAGTGAAGCCAGAGAGATACTTGTAGACCTCTGCGAGTGCGTCAACAGTCTTACCCAGTTGCTTACCCAGTTCCGGGCTATTGCGCTTTGTGAGATCGTCATACCAATCCCCGCCCGCGCGGCCAAAAAGCATCTCTGCGGCCTTGTCATTGCCGACACCTGTCGTGCTGTACGCCGCGCCTGCGTGGTTTGCTCCGCGGCTGCCGAACCAGTCGCCGGACAGGATCTTTAGGACCGCGAACCCACCAAGCAAGATAGGCGCTAGCGTCCCAAGCAGCTCGGCCCCCGTGTACAGACCCGGGTTCGACAGCACGCCCGTGACGCTGCCGCCGCTGCCCCAGGCGCCCAAACCATTCATGAAGCCCGCGCCGGCGCCGCCGCCGAACAGGCCCATGGCGGACTTCCCGCCGCTGAGCATGCTCAAGGGGTTGAGGCCGCCACTGGCAACGCTGGCAGCCTGGCCGCCCATGCCGAACAGAGAGCTGACGCCGTACTGCACGATGGGTTGCAGGACCAGCGTCGAGAACAGGCGCTTAAGGTACTCGGCTGCGTTCTCGCCACCCCGCATGATGTAGTCGGTGAGCGTGTCACTCACCATCTGGCTGGTCTTGTCCCATTCGGACACGAAGACCTTCTGCTGCGCCAGGGCGACCCTCTTGGCATAGCGCGTATTGATGCGAATGCGCTCCTCTTCCCGATCGGGTTCGTCCAGGTTGAGGTTTTCGTCCAGCGCCTGGAGTGCCTTCCGACGCTCAATCTCAGCATCAAGCTGAGCCACGGCAAGCTCACGCGCGGCAGTGGACCGCCCGATGAGTGAGACCTCAAGCTCCATGCGCGCCAGCTGGTCGTTCAACTCGTTATCGGCCCGGTCGCTTGCAACGCGCACAGACTCCTTGGCCTTCGACTGCTTCACGTAGTCATCGGCCAGTTGCTGGGCGGCTGCAGATTGCTCCTGGTAATAGACGACCTCGCGCTTGGCTTGGTCTTTGGCCTTTTCCTGCTCCTTCCAGATCGCGATGCGTGCACGAAGCTCAGCCTCATGGGCGCGCGAGAGCTTGACCTTGCCAGCGGAGATGTCCGCATCCAGCTTGATCTCAGCCTTCTGCGCTTCGTTCAGCCGGCCCGTGAACTCAACCTCCTCACGGTTTAGGTCGATCTTGGCCTGGTAGGAGGCCAGAAGGGTTGCATAAGCCGAAGCCTCAGTCTTGGTCGCTGCGGCGCCCGCACGAGCCTGCTTGGCAGCCTCCTTGCCGGCCTCGGTGCCCTCGTAGCGCTTTTTGTTGGCGTGGGTGACGGCGTCGGCGTACTCCTTCTCGGAAATCACGCCTGTGCGCAACGCGTCCTGATACGCCTTGAGGTCGTCGGTGAACTGCTTCGTCACGCCGTTCTGGCGCGCGCTGATCTCCAGCAGCTTTTTCTGTGCGGCTTCCTGCTGCTTCAGCCAGGCAGCCTGAGACGCGCCAGGCGACGGAAAGTCGCCCGGGCCAGCAATGCCCGCCGTAGCCGATGCAGCCAGGTTCCGGCTGTCGTTGGCGGCATTGCGCGCGGCACGTATGTTCGATGCCAGATCCAGCCAGCTCTTGAGTGTGGCTTGGCTCACGCCGGCCGACTTCGCCGCCTCCTGCAGGATGGGCGTCATGTCCGAGCCGGTGCGCTGTGCGTCGCGCAGTCGGTCGTTCAGGCCTTGCACCTCTTTCATGGTGGCGCCAGTGACGACTCCCATGCCTGTGAAAGCACCCATGACGGAGTTGCCCAGCTCCACGAAGGAAGCCTCGGCCGTCTTGGCCTGCTTCACGGCGTCTTCCTTGATCTCCATGATGATGGAGATGCGCTTCTCTGGCGGCAGTGCGTCGATCTTGCGCTTGAGGTCTTCCAGGGGTTGATCCAGGCCGCCGATGCTCTTGGCCAGCGCACTGGCGCTGTCGCCGAAGGTGTAGAAGGCGGTTGCGGCCAGGCCAACAGCCGTCAGCACGGCACCCACCGGGCCGCCAAGCAGCGACATGGCGGCAGATGCGCCCCGTGCGGCAGCGCCTACGGTGACCAGGCCAGCCGCAGCGGTCGTGCTTACGCCAGCCATGCTGGCCAGGGCGGTCTGGTAGCGGGCAGCCTGCACCGCAGAGGCGGCAAAGGCGACGCCCGACGCAGTGATCGATGCGGCGAAGCGCGCCCCCAACACCACAGCCACGGCGCCGCCGGCAGCGGCCAGCAGATCCAGGTTATTGGCCAGTGCGTTGATGCCCGAGGCAAACGCCTTGGTCGTGCCGCTGGCGTTGGACTGTGCGCCCACCATCTCCATGATGTTGTTCTTCAACACCGTGAAGGCGCCACCGATGGTCTGCACTTCCTTGGCTTCCTCGCGCAGCTGGCCCAAGGCCTTCGGCAGTGCTTCGGACAGTACGGCGGAGGTGAGCTTGCCCTCCTCTGCCATCTTGCGCAGCGCGCCCACGGGCACATTGATGCCGTCCGCCAGCGCCTTCATCAGGCGAGGGGCGGCCTCGTTGACCGAGTTGAATTCTTCGCCACGCAGCACACCCGAGGCGAAAGCCTGGGACAGCTGCAGCATGGCCGAGGACGACTCGGACGCAGTTGCGCCGCTGACCTTCAGGGCCAGCGAGACGGTTTCGGTGATGTCTGCCAGCTTGCGCTGGTTCAGTCCGAGTTCTGCTGTGCCGTTGGCAATGCGCGCGTACAGCGTTCCGACTTCACCCAGACCCTGCTGCGCGTCGGTAGCGATGCGCTTCACGGACACCATGGCGACGCCGTAGTCCGAAGCGCCCTTCGTCGCCAGCTTCAGCTGCGCGGTGAACTTGGTGTAGCCGTCCACCATGGCGATCAGCTCGTTTGCGCCGAAGCCCACACCGGCCACGGCCATAGCGGTCGTGAAGGCGCGCGCAGCCGTTGCGGTGGCGTCCAGGGAGCGGGCTGTCTTCGCGCTGGCATCAGCCACGCCGGCCGAGGAAGCCGAGTAGGCGCGCATCTGATCGGCCGAGCCCTTGAACGCCGCCCCCATGTCCAGCGCACTCTTGGCCGCATCGGACTGGGCCTTGACCACTGCCTGCATGGACGGAAGTGCGGTGGACACGGCTCCGCCAAGCTGCGCCACGGAAGCGGCAGCAGCGCGTACCTGCGCCTGCAGGTCGAGTAGGGTCTTCTGGGAGGATTGCAGGGCGGCGCTAAAGCCGGCCATGCCGCGCGCCGAGGCAGCAGCCGCGCTGGACACCTGGCCCAGGTTGGCGGCAGACGAACCGATGCCGGCCAGCGCCTTCTTGGCATCGTCGGCGCTCTTGGCCACGCGGCCCACGCCCTCGGCAGCCTTGGGCGCGGTCTTGCCGATGTCGTCCAGGCCCTTGCCGGCGCCCTCGCCAAGGGTCTTCAGGCTCTTGCCTGTCTTGGTGGCCGCGCCCTCGACGCCGGCCATTGCCTTCTCGACTTTGGGGCCCTGTGCAGCGAGCACGTCAAGCGACTTGATGCCGCCCTCCACCTCGCTGGTGTCAATTTTTATCCCAAGGCTTGCGACATCATCTGCCATGGTGGCCTCTCAACGGAAAAGGCCCGCCGAAGCGAGCCTTGAAATGCGAAAGCCGCCCGGAGGCGGCTCTAGGTTTTGTCCTTGGGTGCGAACTCATGCATGGTCGCAATGGCTTCGCCCTCCATCACCATGAGGCAGTCGTGCAGGTCGTTCCAGTCGTCTGCATCCAGGCCCATGCGGTCCATCAGCGGATACATGGCCTCCCAGCGCAGGCCAATCGGCACGCCGCCCATGGGTGGTAGGGCCCAGCGCGTGCCCACGCGCCGGAACAGCTCATACGCCTGCTCGTTGTCTGGCCACACCTCTACGATGCTGGTCTCGTAGTCCTCCAGCTCGAAGCCTTCTGCCCTGGCTTCTTGCTCGGTAATGGGTGGCTCAAACAACGCACGGGCGATGGCCTTCAGTTTCCCAGCCGGCCGTGGAACAGAGCCGAGTCCAGGGCGACCAGCATCGCTTGCACGGAGCCGGGGATCACGTCCTCCAGTTCTGCCAGGTTCTCGGTGGTGAAGTCGTCTTCCAGGTCCCAGCCGGCCGCGCCCTTGAGCACCACCGACAGGGCTTCCTTGGCACGCTCGCCCACCAGGGCTGCGAAGGAGAAATCGCCCTCCATAGGCTTGTCCGTTTCGCGCAGCACCTTCAGGTGCTCGTCACGCAGCGCGGCCCACTCGGACTTGCGCATGCCATTGGCCTTCAGCGTGATCACGGCGTTGGTGCCGTCACGGCGGGCGATGGTCACGGGCAGTTCGAAGGTCGGAGCGGCGCCGCCCAGGCTCTTGATGCTGGATGCGGCGATGGACTTGGTTGCAGGCTTGGCCATGATTGATTTCTTTCAGCGGAGGAAGATGAATGCCCGTGCGCAACCGCCCGCCCCGCTGAAGGAGCGAAGCGGCTGCGTCGGTGCAAGGGAATGCCCGGATGGGCGAAGAGACACCCGCCAAGCGGCGGGCTGGGGATCAGGCGGCGTAGCGCGTGCTGATGTTCTGGGCGTTGAACGTGCCCTTGACGGTCACGGCCTGGCCTTCGGTGAGGGTTTCTTCCTCGTTGAAGGAGACTTTGGCCGGGATCAGCGACACGGCGCCGGTCTTGGCGCGGCGGCGCACCACCGTGTCGGCGTTGGTGTCCGACAGCATCTTCAGTGCGGTGTATGCCGGCGTGCCGATCATGTCGGCGTCCATGTCGAACGTGCGTTGCACGGCGTTGAAGCCGTCGTTCAGGACGATCTCCACGTCCGACTCGATGAACTTCACGTTCACCGTCTTGGCGTCACCGCCGGAGCTGGAGTGGTTCATGGTGCGGTCCAGGTCGACCATGGTGGTGACCTTGCGTGCGGAGCCTGCGCCGCTGCCAGGCGTGAACAGCTCCGTGTTGCTGGTGTCGATGCCTTCCAGCGTGAAGGAGTCCGTGGTCACGGTCTTGACGCGCGCGGCACGGAAGTTCAGACGACCCCAGCCGCTGTAGATCAGCAGCACATCGCCGACGCTGTAGCCGTGGGCTGTGCTGGAGCAAACAGCCTCAGCAGCGTTGGTGATGGCGGAGATGGTTTTTGCCGCCGCAAGGACGGTAGCAACGGACGTGATAGTGCCGTTCGGAGTGCGTGCCATGGTTGGCCTTTCAATGAAAAAGCCCGCGATGTGCGGGCATGTGTACGCCCTCGCGGGCACAAAAAAAGCCACCCGGAGGTGGCTCAACTTGTTGGCTTTGGACGGTCAGGCCGGCATGGCCCGCCAGTTGATGGAGACCGGCACCGTGTACCAGGCTTCGTCGGGCAGTCCGCCAGCGATGGCCGGCGTCTGCGCCAGTTCAATGCGGTGATTGCCAGCATCGAGGATCTGGATCGGCTCGAAGAGGGCAGCCACTTGCTCGGCCACCTGCTTCGCCTCGACCTTGCCCAGGCCTGCGGGCCACACCACATCCACCTGGAAGATGCCTGGCAGCTCGGCCGGCCCTCCCTCGATGAACAGATCGCGCGGGTGGTTGTGCAGGTGGTGCACGCGCAGATAGCCCTGGCCGGTCGTCGGCTCGAAGGCCACGTCCTCCCAGGCGATGGGCGGCGGCGTGGCCAGGGTCTGCAGGCGTTCTTCCAGTGCGGTCTCGATGGCAACGATGCTCATGTGCGCCTCGCTTGGTCTGCGGCTTTCTTGATGGCCTGAGAGTAGTTCTGCACTGCCAGGCGGACCATGCCGCCGGGCGCCTGCTGAGACCAACCGTATTCCAGGCGCTTCGCATAGGGCAGGTTGTTCAGGATCCAGATGGTCTGCCCAGGTTTCCAGCCGGCCACCTTCTCGTTCAGGGCAGCCAGAGCCCGGGCGCCGGACTTGTCAGCGCCTTCCGGCTGGGACTTGTCAGCGGCGCCGGTGGACGTGACCCAAGCGTTCTTGAAGCGGCCTGTGTCAACCGGCGAGCGGTCCACCATCTGGCCGCCAAGCTCCAACGCGGCGCCGCGCACGACCATCTCGGCCTTGTCGCCGGCACGCTCGCACAGCGCGCGCAGATCAGCAGCAAACCCCATCACACACCTCGCAACTGCAGCTTGTAGAGCACCGCCACGCCGGCCGGCGCAACGATCCCGACGTCCACCACGTTGTAGACCTTGGCGCCCACAGCCACGGTGTCGCCCGTCTTCGGGGCAACCTCGATCTGAGGAGCCAGGAGCAGGCGTTGATCGCCGTGCTTGATGAGCGTGCCGTCGATGTCGCGCTGCTTGTAGCCGAACAGCGCGCCAGTGCCTGGGTAGTCCAGCACAGTGGGCGTGACAGGCTGACCAGGCACGAACGGCCCGGCCGGACCCTTGCGATGCAGCGTGACAGGCTGGCCCGCCTCGGAGATGGACTCCAGCGCGCCAGAGGCAATTTCAGCGTAGTCGATGGCCATGGGTCAGCCCGTCACCGTGTGCAGCCAGGGCTTGAGCCATGCCCACGCGGCCGGCATGGCCCAGTAGAACAGCGAGAACAGGCCGAAGAC